AGAGCGTCTAGCGTCTGGAGTCCCAGAGTACCATTAAGATAATCAGCCACAGACATAAGCACTGCAATACCAAAACCCACCCAAACGATAGGCTCTTTAGAAAACTTCATCGGAGCTTCCCCTGTCGCGCTAGAAGTGCGTTAATAGCGTGCATCATATCGTTCTGGCTAAACTGAGTCCCACTAAGAGGACCCTGACCTTCTCCACTCATACGCTTACGGAGAAGATCTTCCAGATACTGCTGGTTAACCTGATTCATAACAGGCTTACCATATTGATCGTCTTCACCAGAGTCGTATTTACCAGCAACGACTGTAGGATCTGACATAACGTCGTTAATAGCGTCCATAATTGCGCTACTGGTAAATGTGTCTCCGCCCTGCTCTGCACTACCGTAAATCTCACCAAGGTAATTAGATGGGCCAGACATTCCATTAAGACCCTTGAAGAGAGAATTAACTCCCCCTGTAGCCTTCTGTGCCATTTCCTGCATACGAAGCTGGAGATTAAACATATCCATTAGCCGGTCATACTCAGTCTCTTCCTGCTGCGCAACACGCTGAGAATCCTGTTGCTGTAGTTCCGCCAGCATAGACTGAATAGCGCCTTCTCGTCCAGCCCTAAGACCGGCCATTTTACCGCCAGCCTGCTGAAGATAATCTTCAAGTTGGGCAGCAATATCCTGTGCAGTATTTTCACCAGCAAGACGAGTATTCTGAGATGTCTCCCTATTATAGGCTACATCAGAATTCTTCATTTCACTAAGCATTTGCAAAGCCGCTGCCTCATCATTTTGAGACTGCTGCTGAAAATAAGCCTGATCATCCATAGCCTGCTGTGAAGCTTCTGGAGCTGCGGCCTGAATACCAAGCTGCTTATAAAGCTCATTCTGCTGCTGCGCCTGCTGCTGATACTGTCCCTGTAGCTGATCCTGTGTAGCATTATAACGGGATTCAGCTTCCTGAGAAGCCTGCTGCATTTGCTGTGTAATAGCAGGCATTTCAGCTGCAATATCTCCAGCTAGAGCGTTATACATAGCCCTAGCTTCCTTCTGATTACCTTGTCCTCGTTGCTGAGTACGTGCCATTTCAGCTTCGAGCTGCTTAATAAGGGGATCAAATTGCGCCCCTGCTGCTCCTGTAGCCTGCTGCATAAGCTGGTCATAAGGAGTAGCTGCAACATTAATTCCCTGAATCTGCTTCATAAGCTGATCCAGAGGATTAACCGATTCTGAAGTATCTACAAGATTAGACTTAGACTTACCCTGCTTAGCCTGTGCATCAGCCTGCCGCCTAATAGCATCTGCAAGACTGTTAGCAGTACCGCCAAGGTCGAAAATTCCAGGATCTGCCATTAAATCCCCAACTTAGCTGCTCGTCGTCTAAGTGCATCCTGCCGTGCTGCATTTTGCTCTAGAGTAAGCTGCCGAAGAAAATTAGTTCTCTGCATACTAAGATCCCCGAGCTTATCGCTCTTACCCGTAAGCAGATTCTTCATCTTTGAATTAAACTCAGTATTGTAATCGCCTAGAGCCTTAGCGAAGACACCTGAATGGAGAATACCACGTCCAGCAAAATCGTTCTTTTGGTCATCCCTATCCGAAGTGCCCTGCCTATTCATAGACCGGACCATCTCACCATAATCGCGCTCGGTAATACCGCGCTGACGCTTATACTGAGACTCGTAATCGGACTTAGACTTCTTAAAGTTAGAAGACTGCTGCTGGTAAGTGGTATCTCCAGCAAGCCATTTAGCGGATGCCGACTGCTTCTTAGCCATAACCCTCCTTACCGCTTAGGAATGTAGAAGGTTCCGCCCCTGAAGATAAGGTTAGGACCACGCTTCTTCATAGTCTTTACAGTACCGGACTTACGATTCTTAAGGTTATAATCCCAAATCGTTTTCCAGTCCGTACCATGCTTCTTAGCAATACCGCTAAGAGTATCCCCGCGCTTAACCTTATAAGTACTGTGGTTTTTAACAGCCGCTGGAGGTCTAGGCTTTGGCTTAGGCTTTGGTTTAGGCTTAGTTGCTGTAGCCGATACAGAAGCTCTACCGGATCCGATCTGATACGGAATAGCTGCGCCAGCACCTACACCATAGTCAGACTTACTAAAACCCTTATCTTCTCCCAAAATATTTTTGGTAGTATACTGTGCAGTAAATTTCTTACCAGTACCCGGAGCCAGTTTAGCCTTAGCCTGGGCTAGTTTAAGAGCCTTAGCCTTATCCCCAGAACTATCCTTGGCAAGCTTTCTCTTAATAGCGTCTTCTTTGGCCTTAATTTGTGCATCTCGGCTAGGCGATGCAGGAGTAGCAGGAGCCGCCATTAACTAAACACCCCCTTAGATGTGTATCCCATTACACTTGCATTCATTGGATTACCTGTACCTGCTCCATTCATTCTGCGAAGAATAGCGTTCTTTCTAGCACTAGCCCGATTATCACGCTCATCATAGCCCTGCGGGCTGGCTACAGGGCCGATAGTGGGCATAGGTCTACCTGATCCGTAATGCTTATTTCCAGCCGCATACGGGTTAAAAGCCTTTTGCCCAGGTGGAGGATTAGGGACCTGCTTATTACCGAAATAGTCCACAGTATTCACTAGTTCACCGCCTTTGGCATAAGCTGTTTAGCCCCAATGAATCCTGTAATAGAGTACAGATAAGTAGGACCATCGCTGGTATTGCCCTGTGTAGCCATATTTACTTCGAACTGCAAAAGACGAAATCTCAGAGACTTAGGGAACCTTATAAACTTTACTTGTTTGCCTGAATCTCCGGTAACCTCTTGTTCAACACTAGGAATAGCTGTAAGCGGATACGCCCATGTATTTAGTTCATGCCAGTGATAGATATGGAGCTGATTCCAGGTTACTCGGTAGGCTACAGAAAATGGATACAGGGTCCCTGTTACATTTCTTGAAGTATAGCAGTTGATACCCCAGTGCATCAAGCGCTTAAATCTATGACTCAGCCCGATATCGAATTGCTTAGTCTTCATAGAAAGGTTAATATCTACAGCAGGAAAAGCAGGAGACAGATCTCCATTTTCCGTATTGGTTGTGGTGTATTTATCTTCCATCTTGAAGATTTTAAAAAACATATTCCAGGCTCCAGAACTTCCCGGACCCTGAGAATCAATATTATTAGCCAACGTAGTCGAGGCTACATAGGTGTCATAACCACGTAGAAGATCTGTATTAGTGTTATCCAATCGAGTAATTGGTCCAAGATACTTAATATTAGTATCTTCGCTATCCCATCGAGTCCAACCACGCAAGCGAAGATGGTAGACATAAAGTCGGTTATAGAACCTAATTACAGCCCTATCCCCTACAATACTAAGCCAAAATGGCCATTTCCAAGACTGTCCGGGTTCTGTATATTCTTCGGCTACAGGGAAAGTGTCATCGTATTCGAATGGAATTTTGACGCTAACCCGCACGAAGTCATAATTAGACATTTCATATAGCTGATTGTATTTAAGGACAAAAACAGAGTTTTCGTATACGCCTACGCAATTACGACCCATCGCGCCGACGTCAGTATTGACTACCTGTAGGACAGCCTGAGCCGGCCCTGTATCATAAGCTAGTACGTAAGTTGCATTATCTTTAAAAATTATAAGATTGTCTTGGTATACAATCAACTCATTAATTGCATCACCATCGCCAGGGGAAATATCGAAGAAATTTGTTCCTGGCCAGGTTGCAAAATCCGCAAGATCTGAGAAATACAAACGCGAATGAGGTCCTACACCACGCCTACCACTAATCCACAATCTGTCTTTATAAACTACAGATGTGTATCCCATAGGCATATTAGGTAGTACAGTTACAAGCCCTCCAGCCAAGTCATATCTACAACCGGCATTAGGGCTATTAATATCGGGAACTAGGTATATATCGTCTGAATACCTATGTACTTTAGTGTGATTACCATCAGCAATTTTAGCCAAAATACCTGCGTTAACGCCATCTACATAGTAGATGTAAGTAGCCGCAACCCCCGTATGACTGCTGGTTACAACAACAAAACGATTCTCTTCATACACGCCTGTACCAATAACCAACTGATATGCTTCTGGGGGAGTATCTCCACTATCAGTGTTTACTTCATATTCACCGTGAAGCAATTGCCAAGGCGGTCGCGATACTAGCGAACCATCAAGACTCAGATCAAAATTAACGCAGTCCACCATTTCATCATCTGCAATCATTGCAGGATCAGAATAGGTGTTAATTCCACCAGCAAATGGGCCAATCTCCATTTCCTGTACTGCTCTAGGATCCTTGGCCATTAGAAATAACCACCCCAATAGCCGTAGTTACCGTAGTTTTCGTCCTCAGGGAGTGTGGTAATACGAGGATAGTACTCCTGAGAGATCCACTTATTTCGGTCATTCAGTTTCATTACGTCATTCTCAAAATCTGCCTTAACAGTCTGAGCCTTCGAGTAATCCTCATCCAGTTCATAGGCTTCTTTAAGGCAGAATTTAACTATAGCGTTGTGATACTGAAGAGGTACGGTAAGAGCGTCAGCCAACGTGCCAACAGACTCAGGATGTTTAATATAGTAGACAGTAAGCCCACCCGTAAGACTCTCATTTGGCTTAGGGAATACTGTGATCTTACCTTCCCAAACCATAAAGATCTCAGGAATACCAGGTCCATAAGGACTAAGAGTATCAGATGCCGAGTACCCATCAATGTACTCGTTAAACTCGGCAAATGACATTGGCTTCATCCTGTAGCCACGATATTTAAGACTACGCAATACGCTCATATCGGATGGAACATCGTACTCCATCTGATTCTGTACCGTATCCGTTGAAGCTGTAGCCTCCATTAGACCTTCGTTCTCAAGAACAATCTTCTCTTGAGCATCGTTAATCCAACGGATAATATCAGCGTCAGTTACCTGAACGCCAGCTTCATCACCAAATGTACGTTTTACTCGGGTTACGACGTCTTGCACGTTCAAGGTCGACCAACTCCCCTTGCTTATTACGAACCTTGTAAGAAGACTTAGGATTACGCAATACAGCGGCTGCTATTTCGTGATCCTCTTGTCTCTGCTCTTGTGCTTCTTTTGCTCGCATAAGCTCTAGAGCATTATTATAATTTTCTATGAAGTTGAGTTTGTTACTAGAAGCCCTCTGGTCAGCTTCAAAAACTTTAGCAAGCAGACGCTCATCCGCCTCTTCTGCCGTGCATACCAAGTAGGGCGAACGTCCCATAGGGAAACAGACAACTCGAAAAGCCAGATCATTAGATGAACGCTTATTCGGCGGAATCCACTGCAATTGCAATGTCGAGTCATAGTCTCGCAGGATTTCATTTATACGCACCTGTTTCTGACTAACAAAATGTCCGTCTACAGGGAAATAGAAATTACCGTTAATTACCCTATCAGACATTAGGAGCCCTCGATGCGAGTAGCTACAATCATAGCGTTATAATCTACTGCTGTTGTAGCCGCCCCTACTGCCACTACTGAGAAAGCTACCCCTTCAGCAGCATTAAAGTGAAACTCTGTAGAAATCGGAATATTAAGATCTCCGGCTACAGGAATATCAGAAATATTAGTGTCTCCGTACTTGAACGCCATATTGAAGTTATCAGCCGCAGCAGGTGTTCCTGTACCACTAAGCCACGTAGTGACTACAACCTTGTGCAAATATCCAGATGCACTAGCGGGAGGCTGATGAGTTGCAATAGTGGCTCCGGCTACAGGAGCAGTTACAGTACCTGCACCAAAACCTGACTCATCGATTCCACTACCGGCACCAGAGGTTCGAAGAGAATATGTGCCGTCATTATTATCAACAAAAGCATTGTTAATAATTGTATTAGTAGATTCTGCTGCCATTCTTACTCCTAGATAGAAAAAGCGGCTACAGGGAGATTCCTGTAGCCGCTCCCCTAGAGGCTAATTTATATTAGCTCTCAGTAACGTCGTCAACAAGCCCGTGCGTATTACGACGGTGAGTACCGAGCTGGCAGTACTTAAACAGCGTAGAGTCATAAGCATCGTAACCAATAACTCGCTGCCACTTAGATCCATCGCGGTCCATAAAGGACCAGTCACCCTCGCGATAGATCTTAAGTTCCTTCTCGTTCATAAAGTACATGCGGTTAGGCTGGCAGTCTACGTCAGAGATAACGGGGATCTCACCGTTATCCGTCGTAAATGCAAGGCCCTTAAATCCGCCCTCGAAGTCCTTAGTGTCGCAGTAACGACGCTGCTGAACCAGGAGGTTAAAGTAACTACGGCGCACACCGAGAGTTGTAAAGATAGCGGTAGTGTTACCACCGTTAGTGTAGATATCGTCAACCATCTTAATCATAAGAGACTCAGACAGTGCACGATTAACGCCCGCGTTATCGTTGATAACCGACTTCCACACGGACTCTACAGACGGGTCAACGTTAAACAGCGTGGTTGTGTCGTCTACAATCTGCTCAAGACCGATAATCTCTCGGTTAAGCGAACCGTGACGAACAACAATGTCATTAGCAGCAGTGGCTACAGAAGGTGCAGCATCCAGCTCAATAGACGTGTCCTTAGTAACGTCTACAACTTCCGCACCGGCCGCAGCAGTCTTAAGCGTAGTACCCGTAGAGTCGTAAATATCTACGATCATACCGACTTCCATATACTGCGTATTAGCAGTAGGCACGGTAACCGTAGTATTGACTCCACTAACCGTCATAAGGGCACCAACAGAGGTACCGTAAATCTGACGGTTAAAGTCCTTAGAGAGGTCTCGCTGAACGCCATTAACTTCCTCATCCAGAACGGATGCGAAAGCCTGGAAATTAGACTGCGCAAGTTCCATCGACTGCCCAGAGAGTCGAATAGAACCATACTGATAACTAAGACCGACCTGCGCACGCGCATAACCCTGATTACGGGCTACAGGAAGCTCTTCCATTTCCAGTCGCGCACCGATACCGTGGTTACGCTTAACGTGGATAGGGAAGACAACATACTTACCGCCGACTTCAGAAGTAACACCTTCTGAAGTCTGCTCAATACGCTTAGAAGTCTTAAGGTGATTCTGGAGCTGTTCCCGAATACGGGGCTCGTAAATTTCCTTGAGGATATTAGTTGCAGTTGTGAGCGTAGCGCCCATTAGCCTCCGAGCTACTTTTTACCGAATTCAGCTTGCAACATTTGAGCTACGAGATTACGAGTCTCCTTACCGGAGAGCTGCGTAGGATCAATAGCTTGTGAGGGAAGGCCAGTACCGCCACTGCTATTACCAAGAACATTAGGAGCAAACGGCCGATTCTGGCTAATATTACTAACCAGAGACTGATACGCCTTAACTGCGTCTTCTCCAGATGCTCCATTAAGCATCTTGGTAAGTACATAGTCTTCATCGTATTCGCCATACTTCTGCTTAAGACCAGCTAGCTCGGTCTCAAGTTCGCTATCAGCCTTAGAAGCTTCCTTAGCCTGAGCATCATTAAGAACAATCTGGGCTACAGCCTGAAGAATACCTTCCTGCTGCTCCAGCTTAGATGCAATTTCAGGATCGATACCATAAGGAGTATCGTCATCATCGTCGTCACCATCATTATTAAGCTTGGCTACAGGAGGAGTTTCCTGGCCAAACTTATAGGCTTCTGCTAGAGCCTTATAAACATTCTCCGGGTTGTTGTTAATCTCCCACATAAGGCGGAGACCCTGTTCAACTTCCTGCGGATTAATGCCGTGCTCTACAAAAGGCTTAAAGCCCTCAAATTCCTTAAGTGAGTTATTAGCAGCCTCAATCCTAGACTGTGCTGACTGATCCCACTTTTGAAAATGAGGGGTAACAACCTGATGAAATTGTTCCGGCAATACGCTAAGTACGTCATTCCAAGCAGGGTTAGGCCCTGGAACATCACTCTGATCAGGAGTGTTATCCTGTACCTGACCACTATCTTCTACCGGCGTACCCATAATTCCCTCAATCCTTTAGCCCGTACCTCTCAGTAAGCTGGAGGCCCTAGACTTAATTTAATTAATTAAACAACTTCATTAGGCCGAGGAAGAGGTGCTCCCTCGTCAGTATTACCCTTCGCCTTATTTACCTCAGCAACCTTAGCCCTAATGAAGCAATCCTTAGCCTCAAGAAGCTTACGAAGACCTGCTGTAAGCTCGGGGTCAGACTCAATATCGTCTGACATACTATAAGCAACCTTAGCAAATGTAAACGAAATACTCTTAAGAGGTTCAGGGAGGTGGTCGTATTCGAAGAAACGAAGAATATCTTTCTCAGAAGAGTGCCGACTCACTTCTTACTCTCGTCCTTCTTCTTAGCAAGGCGCCTGGAAATAGCGCCCTTCTTGCTTTCGGCAACTTCCTTCTTCATGTTACCGAAAGGCTGACCGGCACTACCAACTGGCTTATTGTTAGCCATAGTGCCGCCCTTAGACTTAAAATCCATAGCCATTATTTCCCCTTACTACGCATAGCCAACCTACGCCCAATAGCTCCCATCCGGCCATTATCACGATTCTTGGCTACAGGGGGCTTTCGTCTGCCACCTAGACTAGCATTCTGTTGTGCCAGCGCGCTAGTCGCATTATCGACCATCTGCTGATCTGGATTACCGAACATTATGCAGTCCTTGCTGTCTGTGCAGTAACATAGTCAGCGATAGTCGTAGAGTCCTGAATACTACGCACGGCGAAGATCTTATCGTTAACGTTCATAATCTGGAGCTGCTCTGTCGAGTATGTAAACTCATCATAAGCGTTCAGGAATGCATCCAGATTAGTAATATTAGAATAGTCAGAAGGGTCCGTAAGCTGGTCCCCACTACCACCATTACCATCAACAGCGCGAAGAGAGTTGGTAAAGTTAACTTCGAGAATATCCCCGAACTGTACCTGTGCCATGATTACATCACCGGCCCTTGTTGTGCTCCCATTTCCGGGGGCATTTGCATATTCGGAGGCATTTGCTGCATACCTCCTGCCTGATCAGCCTCTATTTGTTGAGTCTGATCAGAACCTGCTTCTCCAGGTGTAATAGCATTAGCACCTTCAGTAGGTGCAGGTACACCAGGAATAAGCCCGAGCGCCATCATATGCTCGTTTACATGTGCTTCGAACAGATCCTTAATACGCTGAGGAAGCTGCTCGTATTCCTGTCCCTTACGATAGTTATTGTGCACCTGAATATGAATCTGGTGGTTATCGTAAGTATTGACTGGAACAATGAGGGGAGGCGGTACAGGCTGACCCGTTTCATCGACCATAGGCTGGCCTGTATTAGGATCAACTAGCATAGGCCGACCTGTAGCCGGGTCCTGCCCCATAAAGGTTTGCAGGTATTCATCCATATTCTGTTCAGTAACAGTGCTCATCTTCATATTCTCACGTGTAGCCTGAGCACTATCAATCTGAATCTCTTCGTAAAGCCGCTGCACTCCCCCAACGTCCATAAGCTCAAGACCCTTTTCGGGAGGAATAAATCCCTGAGTCATAAGATCCATAAGCAGAGCCTGCTTAGCAGACTTAGACGTAGGCAGTGCAGAACCAGCCTCTACGCGAATATCTGTGTTATCCCCCAGCATAGAGCCTTGGAAAGAGATAACATTAAACTGCTGATCACGACCCACTACCTTAACAATACGGGGAGTATCCCAGTATTGTTTAACGTAGCAGAGAGTCTGATAACCGATCTTCTCAAAACCTTCTTCAATACTGCTAAATGTAGTGCTAAGCATAGACTCATCCTGCTCTTGCAGGAAGCTAATTGCTGTAGCCGCAGTAACTCCAGGAGGAACTTGTCCCTTACTAACCTGATGCTGACCGCTAATATCTTCAAAGTCTAGAAGTAGTCTCTCTGCCTCTTGAATAACATAATTAGGCAGGTTTTGCAGTGGCAACGGTTGCGGGGGTGGAAATCCAAGCTTATAAAGAATAACCTGACCCGGTTCAGTATTGATCTTAGAAGCATCAATAGAACCTTCCGCCGCCAAAAGCTGAGGATGTGCCATACGGTTTTTAGCTTCAATCATCTGACCCCGTGTACGGTTATATTCCCTCTGAATAGGAATAAGGTCCAGAATAATTGAATCATCGTAAAATCGACCCGTAGGGACATGCCCAAATTTAATAAACGGGTACTGCTGATGCATATAGGGGTTACCCTCTACCATCTGAACAATCTGATCACCAATGATGGTATACATACCACCATTAGGCATAAAGTCCACCTGGCCAGGCTTAACCCAAACTTCATAACAAAGGACCGCATTCTTGCGGAAATCTGCTGCTCCCACAAGATTAAGGAAACTATCATTAAGAATATCGTTAGCTTCCATCACGTTCGGCTGAAACTTAATTCCAGGGTAATTAAGTTTAACCCACTCAGGAGCCTTAGCCTGAATATGAATAATATACGGCTGATCTTCAATATCAGTCGCCATCATATCCGGAACAAAAAGATGGAAGGGAGTTACATTCTCGTAGCAGAAGTCACCAGGGTTACCCGACTTGTCTTTCTTATTCGGGTCCCAATATGTCTTCATAAAACCACTACCGCAAGTGAGAGTCCATAGCATTGTCTGCTTAAAAACGGACTTAATCTTCTTCTCGCGATATGTAGCGTCCCATATCTGCTCTCCCGCTTGCGCGGCAGCTAGATCTCTATCTTCTCCTGTAGCCGGAACAATAGTAGCTGTAGGCTTCTGTGCTGTAAGTTTAGCCAGTTCCGTACGAATTACAGGTCGAATCCTATTGATAACAGGACGAGCCCTATAATAAGGAGCAGGAGGAATATAGAGGCGCACCCCAGTAGCAGCACTGCTAGCGCTAGAGATTGGAATGACTGCCACATTTTGCTTCCCAATATAGAAGGCCAGATTAATATACCACTGACGCTCTATCTGCTGACGTGCAGTACGGCAACGCAAATGAGCAGACTTAGTCCACTCAATTACCTTATTCTCAAAATCCTGCTGCTTAGAGTTCTTAGCTAGCTTCTGTAGCTGCTCATCACTGTACTTGTTATTATCTTCTGTAGCCCCGACTACCGAAGACGACGGTTCAGTTATGCTCATTAACCTCCCCTCTTAAAAGAGCCCATTAATACCACCAAAGTCCTGCAATGCATCATCAGGACTATCATAAGCACGTTCAGGATCAATACCCTGCTGCTTATATTGTTCTGCAAGTCTTTTGGCTACAGAAGCATCGTCACCAGGAAGATATTCGGCTACAGGAGATACCAAATTATTAGTCGTCGTCAAAGTCTGTAGTGTCGAAAAGGTCATCGGGTCCTTCGACATTATCAGATTCGTTAGCCTTTGATTCTCCTGAAACAGCTTCGTTATCATTAACTCGTTGTTCTTCTGGCTTTTCCACCCCAGAAATGCGAGAACGCAGATTGTCAAAATCCAAATCAGGCTTACTAGTCCTAGACTCCACGACATTACTAATAGCCTTTTCGAAGGGCTCATACCGAACCACAAGCTGATCATACTTAACTTGAAGTTCACGATAAGCGTTGTGCAGATTATCAAAATTCGCTACAGGGATGTAATCCGCTGCGGACGAGACTTCTACAATACATTCTGTGCAGATATAGACTGTGCCGTACCATTCTATCTGCTTACCGAAGTCAATAAACTTACGCTTACCGTCTCCGGCAGAGCCGCAGAGAAAACAAACTCCAGGAGCCAGAATAGGGTTATTAAGTACGTGGAGTCTAGACTGTGCGCTAACGGGCATTACTCGTCTCCGAATTCCATATCGAAAGAAGAGTCCTCATCGGGGCTAACCATGTTAATAACCGGCTGAACACTAGAAGGCACAGAACTAGAAGGCATAAGAGTCGGGTAACGAACTTCACGCCTGGCTACAGAGGGCTCCCGCTTTTCAAAACGTGCTGCCTTATCTTCAATAGCCTGCTTCTCCTGTTCGTCCAGGAATACCGTAGGGTTAGCCTCCCCAAGAGTCGGGTTGCTAAAAAGTTCCGGGTTAGTCTGTGAGAGTCGCATTAATAATCCTCATCATTTAGAACGACGTTATTCCAGATGGTCTTTTTCCTGAGGTTATCTGGACTCAGGTTAGGGTCCAAATTAGGAGCAGTAGCGTGCTTAGCACTATTGCCACCAATCGCAGGAAGCTCCATCTTTTTATTTGGAAGCTTAGGTATCGGCTTAAGCTCTGGAAGGAACGAGAAACAGTATCTTGCAGAGTCACAGGCGTGGTCGTTTTTCTTATGAATTTGATCATAAGCGTTATTCTCCGACTGCTGCTTTTTAGACGCCCATGTCTTCCATCGCAACCTTTGGATTTCTTTAATCAGATTAGCACAGTTTCCAGTGATGAGCCAGTTCGGTTTGCCATCGGCAGCGGTATCCAAATACTGATTAACTTTAGCTACACCTGTTAGCACATCATTATTACCAAGAGCCATACCAATACCTCTAATAGCGTACTCAGTCTGAATGGAAGTTCCAGTAACCGCATTACGCTGTGCTAGTGCAGGATCACATACCCTAATATCTGGAGCCTTTCCAAACTCCTTCTCTCGACTCTTAATTACTTCTGCATGATAATCAACGGTACCCTCAGACTCGTAATGCTCGGCGAAGGTAATAATCCGGCCATCGCGATCCACCACATGCCATAGCACTGCTGTAGGGTTATTAAACCCGTGGTCTAGAGACATATACCACTTATAATTAGGCCCTCTAAACTGCTTAGGATCAATAGGATCAATAACATGCGTCTTAACGGCGAACTTCTTGTATACCAGACCACCGCGTGTTACGAATTTACCGTGCCCTCGAATATCACGTTCTTCAGGGCTAAGCTTACTAAGAAACTCCTCAACTTCATCCATATCAAGGTGAGGGTTCTCAGTCATATCTACTTCAATAACATCAATACCAGGATTAATGCCCGCAATACCCGGCTCATAAAGTTGATCGAAAATCCATGCCATACCCTCAACAGGGGTAAGCGTGAACCACTCTCGACCCTTACGGTCAATAAGACGTGCTAGACATTCAATTCGAATATCTTCTGGAGGTTCCTCATCATAGTGAATAAAATCACGGCTAGTACCGGCAAATTTATCCAGATCCTGGTCATAACTCATAAGCTCTACAAAAGAGCCATTTTCAAAATTAAGTACACGCTCCATAGAGTCATAAGCTGAGAACCATGAACCACCCCTAAGCTGAGAGGGTGGTACCCACTGCTTAAGCTGGGGGATAATAATCTTATTGACACCGTTAGCAAAGTCAACTGAGATAATACGGCCGGCTACAGGGCGTTGTGGGGTTTCGATATACGGGTGTCTATTAGTAAGCCACCAAATATCCTCTACAATTCCACCAGTAGTCTTACCAGAACGGTTACCTCCAATATAGAGGCGAGACTTCTTGGTGGATGAGTGGAAAAGTTCCTGCTTAGCATGTGGTGTATACGAGTTAATATCCGGTGCATAAGCTACACGAGTAAGGCCTTCAGTAAGCTCTTTGATAGCGTCTTCTATCGAGCTAATATCGTTAATCTTTTTCTTAGGCACTGTAGTACCAATGATATGCCGTATTGTAGTGAAGACCGTCAAACCATATATGCTGAGTCGCAGTACTGTTAAAACAACGAACCGAACTAGTGCCGTCTTCATTCATAAAAAATCTACCCCCGGTATTACCGGCTTTACCCGCAGCACTTTGAATAGGACTTAGAGCGGTAGTATACATAGCCTCAAAACATGGGCGAAGTCCTAGAGGTAGTGTCTTAAACACACTAAAAGACGTAGCAGAAGGAATACCTACTGATGTTCTACTAATACGTCCACGCCAATGACACCAACCGCGACTATCCAAAGCTATTTGAACTGGTGCTGTTGTACCCAACTGGAAATTAGCATCTTGAATAGCTGTAGCTGGTACATTGACCCAAGGAGAAGTAATCTGTTGAATGGGGCGCCAATGCCAGCCCCAGTTTTCATCTTTACAAACTAGTATATAAAGACTAGGCCACGTTGTATCAGTCCTAGCATCATCTCTAAATACCATATCAAATAGCTCATAATCCCCTACTTGGGGCAGAGCTGCGCCTGCGGCAATAACTGTAGGCTCACCTTTAGAGGCGATAATTTCAAAGTTATCCGTAATATTAACTTCTACGTCTGCCATGCTGTCAGACTCGTCTGGCATAAAGAAGCCATAGTTACTGGTAGTTGTACCCATTAATACCACCACTCGATGCCATCAAGCATAATAAAATTACCACCACCAGCGTCTCCCTGATACCGTACAGAAATAGCTGTACGATCAGGTACTGTTCTCCTCTGAATCCAAATAACCGCAGAAGCAAAACCACTAGCCGTAGTAACGGCTCCTGTAGCCCCTTGTTGAATAGATACTCCATCTACATTAGCAGGAGCTAGAGACGACTGAATAGCTGTGTCTGTAGTAATCTCATATGTTGTTGCAGTATTCCAAGCATCCGCAGTAGCGTTAAGCTGGACACCACCCATAAGCACAATACGTCTAGACAGCGTGTCTATCTTAGCTTCTAGAGTATATCCTGTACGGGCTATTACAGGAGCCCTAAGACTAACTGGTTGCCAGGCTTCCCAAACATTCGCAGGATTAACACTGCCAGACCATTCAATACCATTCCATACAGCCATGCGATCTGAACCGTCGTCAGGTCGCATAGCCATGGTACCTTTAGGAATTGTTATTCCAGTAAAATCAGCCGGCTGCTGATTAAAGGGAAGAAGCTTAGTCTCTACTTCTTCCCAGTTATTATTAAGCTGTGTTACTTCATCTACTGTTTCGTCATTAGGAGGCGTAGTTACGTAATTGAAATCAAAATACGCCAATTACACCTCTTCTTCAATTACAGGATCCTCGACTACAGGAGGATTAACAATTTCTGGTTGCGCAGGCGGAACATAGATATCTTCGGCTACAGGAGGGGTTGGGACTTCTTCCTCCGTAGTCTCTGAATCTCCAATATTAAGAGGCATTAGTCATCCAATCCGTAGTAAGCGCCATTAAGAGAAATGTATCTTTCTTGCGCGCTGCTCGCTACTCCCCCATACCTACAGAACTCTAGTCTGGGATCTGCTGCACCTGATTCTGGTATAAAAAGCCGCGCACACTGAAAATCTGCTCCAGCATTACCGCCGTACACTGTGAAATACTTATTCCTAGCAGGCATGGCCGAAGTAGGGAGTGTCATAAAGTTAACTGTAGTGTTTAGAGGCAAATCTGTAGCGGTGCCATTAAGACATAGACGACCGCGTAGATGAACAAATCCATCCTGAATAGCGTACGCAATACGACTTTCCTCTAGGTTAACGCTACCGTAACCGGCTTCAAATGTAATACCTGCAACATCCCAGTTCGTTACAACTGAGTTGACATCAGTAATTGCAGTAGTAGACGCTGCACTGAGGAAATACCAAGAATTTGTGTAGGTCTTAAACCACTTATAACCTACATCCTTAGGAATTGATGAAACGCTAATACTCGCCTCATCAGTTCGCTGCATCTCTACAAGAGCTTTAACGCGCTCATCGGCTCTATCCCAATTATAATTGAGATCCTGCTCAACATTAACTAGCTCATCACCATCAGGCAGATAGAATCTCTGGGTTGGCGTGTAGTCACCCATTACTTAATCCCAAGATGCTTTATAACCTTGTCCAGATCTGATTCGATATTCTCCAGAAGCTGACGATCAGAAGGCTTGGCTACAGAAGGCTTATTGGCTACAGGGGGCTTAGGCTTATAGTTTGCACCCTTCTTAAATCGGGATGCAATGTCCTTCTGTACTTCCTCCATATCCATCATCTTATTCGGAGCATAACCAGGATCCCATTTACCGGGCTGCCACTGTCCGTGTCCCAGGATGGAATTCTCGTTCCAATTATGGAAATCTATAATCGCGCAAGACAGTAGAATTCCTGTCTCATACTGAGCATCAGTCATAGGAGTTGATCCTGAGTACATAAACTCAGCACCATAAAGCCTAGCATTACCGTCGGTGTTAGACTCGTTATCCGTGGGAAACTTAAGCTTCTCAGCTATAACTGCATCTAGTACGTCATCATCACCGAGACCAGCGTGATTAGCGCGGCCCCACCCAATGAGATAACAAATACCATTAGTAGCAATACCAAAATTGCAGAGAGGGCCCGGAAGTCCACTGTAGCCCTTTCTCAAAAGGCTAATCTGATCTGCTGTAGAGGTATTAGATCCAGTGTGATGCCACATAAAGCCATTAACAGGACCCCATGGGCCCTTGTGATTACGGTTATGGTTAGCCCAACTATCGGTAGTCCTGTAAGGAACTCCCCACTCCTTAAGTTGAACAACTATCTGTGCTGCTGTCATTGGCGTTGCCATAATCAAACCTGCCTAAAGTTAACGAACTTATCGAGGAGGGCTATTACATCTGCTACTGTAGCCGCGGCTGGAATAGTCCACTCAGGTTCTGTCTCACCATCTACTGTGGTGGACATTTGTAGTGGTCCTATCTTTTTGGAGTTATAACCATCGTGATTATGGTCTCCAGGACTGGCCTGATTATGCTTAGGACCTAGAGTGTGGTGCAATGACCGGGGTCCCAGATCCACGTCAGACCGACTGTGTGCCCTCCTGGACTCCTGCGGAGCATCATCCGACCACTTGGACCGGTCATAGTCTGCATTATAGGTTTGCCCAAATTGATCAGGCGTAGTCTCATTACGAACCTGATTAACCTGAGAACGCCTGAATTTGTTGACGTCAAACTTAGTAGGTTTAAGTTCCCTACCTACACCCTCTTCATTAACCATGACTCTCCTTACAGGTGCAGCCGTCTACAGGGTCCCAAGAATAACAGATATTTTTATAGTCCTTATGTCCGCAAGGATAGTTACGAATAATGTCATCACGGCGACCCGCTACTTGCCTACCACATTCAGTGCATCTAAGATGGGGATTAGCATACCGAGTAATAGTGTAAGTCCGTACACTTACTGCCATCAGATTATCTCTTTTCTGGTTGACACACCCGGAATCGAATTAGATTTGGCTACAGGAGAGCCAGACTCAATAGCAATTTGGCTCATCTCTACCGCGAGGGCATTGAGCTTAGCCGGGTCCTTAATGTGCTTCTGGATAGCTTCTAGCACTCGACCGATAACCAAACGCACGTTAACGTTAGATTCCTTGTCAGGATCGTACCTACCAGTGAGCTTATAGTAGAGCTGAATACTGGCGGTATTACCCTGGTTAACTCCACGCAATAGGCCCAAGTGTGCCATGTGGGTAGAGTTATTAATCATCTGCTCTGAGCGCTGCCTAACATATTCCGCAAAGTGATTATTCAGAAGCCATGTGGACCATTCCTCAGTACTGATACCGAGATCGCGAAGCTTCTTTTCATCACTACGTCTATCGACAAGATTAAGCATTGCGGCTACAGCGGCTAGCTGTCGAGCACTAATAAAAGAGTCACTGCTAGCAATACCACGGCTCTGCATAGATGCCTGGAATAGAGGATTCTCTTTAAGTACATTAACGTCCTCCTCATTAACGTCATGCCTGAGCAGCCTCAGATAACTAACTATATCATCCTCAGGAGGAAAAGCACCAGCAACACTATGTATACGTTCTACGTAATTAACTACATCGCGCTGCCATGGTTCCAAATATTCTTGAGCTTCACTCATCCCAATCACTACCCCAATCCTCTTCGGTCATCGTGCCGGAGAGGATTTTCTTTTGAATATGTTCAGGTACATCTTCCCAAGCCACAATAGTCTGATCCCTTCTAGTTACATAAAGAGGGTAAGGCTCGTAAAGCCTGTGACTAAGCTGAAATTCGTCACTCATAATTCCTCCATTAGCTTTCGCTGGTCTTAAATCCCGCTCCAATAAGGTTAAGCTCTGTGAGTACCTTCTTCAATTGGCTAGGCATAGTGTGCGTATCCCCTTCTTCGTAATCCGTTACCGGAGAAGGATGCAAACACATATCTACACAAAATGCGTGTGCACTAGGCCAATAGTCACCGCGCCACTGACGGAAAATACGGTGGTAGTAGATAATATTGTGTTCTCTAAAAGATGGTTGCGCCACGCGGTCAAAATCAGTTATGGCTACAGGGAGGAGTGCCTTATTTAGCTTGACACTTTCGCGCTGCTGCCACTGCCACTCTCTATAGAGCTGAGTAATCATCTCGGGTGTAACCGGCTTGTCGAGACTCTTATTGAGAGTTTCTGTAGTCCAGCTAATTACATCGTCATTAGGCTTATCGTACAGGCCCTGTTCGAGACGTGACAAATACTGACGGCTGACACCAATATCTTTGGCGAGGCGTGTCGTGGAATATGAAGACAGATAACGGGCGTACGAAATAGGATTCATAATTACCTCCTGTTGGTATAATATATGGTTTACACTCATTTCGTCAAGTCGGAATAGGGTGAATAGGGAAAGGGAAAAACGGGTGGAAAATTTTGACAACATAAGGGCCTACCCATAATGTTGTGCATAAGACAGCGGCCAACAAGGGAGACGGTTATGTGGGCAGGGATTATCGCGATGGTGGTTATGGCACTCAGCCTTATGGTCGCCATTATCGCGGAGCCCGAAGCCAATGAGCCGATGACCATTACGGTTATCCCTGCCATGCCGCGGTATTCCCCGACGGTTATCACTAGGCAGGACTGCCTTTGTGACGACTGCTGTTACGAAGAGGCGTACATCGAGTATTTCGATGAGTTTACCGCGCTCTTCAATAGCTATGACGTGAAGCGCGCTAAGAACGGTGCGCTTATGATCCGTCGCGGTAACCAGGGTTCGTTCAAGTTCGCCAAGAAGGGCATCTGATTATGAGCTACGTCGAATATGCAATCAGGGTCGAGGGTAATTGCTGGATCGAGTCCGACTACGAAGAGGTCCTGGGTATTTGGACTTTCCTTCCCGCCCTGGTATTCAAGGCCACGTATAAGGGTGAGGACATTACCGGAGAGGTACTGTCCATGCTCCGTACCGAGTACATCTACGGCTAGGGCGCAGCGGCCCTAATGGTAATGATATTCATTACCATTAGGGCCCTCGCTTTTTTCTTTTTTCTCCCGCCTGGAAATACGAGTGGAATTCTTGCCAGTCGTGCCAGTCGCCCCATAGTCTTAGGTCAGTTCCTTGAAAACCTCATAGATCACTGAACGGCCAATAGGCCAGGATTAGAGACGCGCGTAACTAAGTGACCACCCCTTAGCAGCGATTCGCGCTAGGTACTAAACCCCAGCTAGGTCCGCCATATCTGTGAAGGTACGTTATTCCGTTAACTCAACAGTGTGCGCCGTAGATATAAGGCTCCATCGCGATAGCTCCATTCGAAGCATTTAGTCGCGATACTAAATAGGCGAGTGAGTAGACCAGTAATACAGCGTAATAGTGATGCGTCGTTGGGGAGACCCGAGAACATTTAAGGTAACTCGCCTCATATTGGCAGTCGACTAATAGCCGTTAGCTATTGGGTATCGGAATTCTTTACGGGTTCCGATATTCACTAGGGAAGGGTGACCCATGCTCTCAGCAGAATCACCCAAATCCATGTGCGCAATGAGCAACCATTCCCTAGGGATAGGTGTATCATTGTGCCTAGTTCGGCAACCCATGAAACGGAGTCAAGGAAATGACCGAGAACACTACGGCTACCGGCACCCCTGCTACTGCGGAAGCACCTGCCCCCCTTACGGATAAGCAGAAGACAGAGATTCTTGAGACTCTGCTTCCTGATATTCGGGCCGCTATTGTCGCGTACAACAAGGAAGTTGAAGAGCACAACGCTAAGAACGAGAGCATTAAGGCAGCGGAGTCTCAGAATCCGACGCTTATTAAGGCCGAGATTTATGAGCAGAACACCGCTAAGAATGCGAAGCTCAAGCGTATTCGTGAGCAGGAACTGAAGCTTATCGAGCAGCAGGAAGCTCTTCGTAAGCAGGCCTACGAGATTATCGACACCGACGGTCTTATGCCACGGGAACTTAAGCCTGAGGAAGTCCAGAAGCTTAAGGACGAAACGGCTAAGTCTTCCCAGACCCTTAGGGCTAAGGTCGAGACTTTCAAGGGAATGGAAAATATGCTCCCGATGTATTCCGGGAAGCTTATTCCTCTCCTGTCTGAAATTAAGACTCGTAGGGGTACCGGTGCTGCTAAGTCCACCGGTACGGGTGAGGGTCCTAAGCGTCCCCGCTTTAAGCGCATTGAGGTTAACGGCGTTACCAAGGACGACAAGGGTAATACCGTTTACGGTGTGGTTAATGGTGAAGAGAAGTACACCATTAGCTTCCTGCGTGAGTACCTTAAGAAGCAGCACAAGGGTATTAAGTGGCCGACTAAGGAACTCCAGGACGCATACTTTGCCGGTGACGACCCGGATAACATGCCTGAGGTTAAGGAGTTCACGATGCCTTACACCTTCAAGGACGAGTCCGGTAATGAGCACACCGTGAATTACGTGATCAAGGCTTACCGGCCGTAGTAGTAACACACACTTCTAGTGTGGGCACATTAGTGATAACCCCCGGCTCAAATATGAGTACGGGGGTTTTCGCTATCAACCCATAGTAGAGAGAGGTCGAGTAATGGCATTCGTTAAATTCCGCAATAACTCCCAATTCGGTAATAGTTCATACGGTTCTATCGAAGAACTAGAGGGATTGATTACAGCCCTTATCCACGATGGCTTTAGAGTTGTAGACATTCCAGAACTCACTTTCCCTCAGTGCTGCTTTACCAAGGGACACCACATTCAGTGCCCTAACTTTAAATGATCAGACCCCCGTTACTTAGCCCTGAAAAGGGTTAGGTAACGGGGGTTTTTTCATGCCCTCATTATCGGCTGCCATCACTACTTATAGTGAGAGGCAGTACGCATGGAAATTCTTGACCGGCCTAATGGGAGGCTAAGCAATGGTTATTAACTACGTTGAAACCGATATCCCTGGAGTAATGGCACAGACCATTATCCAGTGGCATCTCGAAGCAGACCTTACTTACGAAGTCTATAAGTTTGATACCTGTCAGGGACGACTTAAGGCTATCGTCAATGTGGTCTCTGAAAAGGAGACCGGTAAGGTAACTGACATTTTCGCTCGATACTACGTCTGATAGTTATGAGTACCAGGACGGCCCTTACACGTAATTGAAAGGTCTGAAAAGAAAGCCCCTAACCCTACTCTTTATGAGTAGGGTTAGGGGCTTTTTAGTGAGAGGGTTCCGACCGGAATTCTTGGCGGGCTTGCTAAAGGAGAGCCTAATGTTTATCCTCAGCATCGTTAACCTGAGTGAACAGAATCACCAGGATTACGAACTCTCACCGCTCATTACCTCTATGGACGGTGCAAAGGATGCAATTACAAGTATTAC